TTATATACAAATACCTTACAATGTTAATTTAACACCTCAAAACGGAAACTTTACTATTTCAGCTTGGATTAATACAGATAATTTATCTGGTTGGCATTCAATTTGGTGTACACAAAACCTTTCCTCCTCCACTGTGCCACTTGTTTCGTTACATACTTTTGGAGATAAAGTTAGAGCTGTAGTAGGGGGTTCTACAAATAATCCATCATATCCTGGAAGCTGGGCTTTATTTTTGGACAGCACACAATCATTAACAATTTCGACTTGGTATCATATTGCAGTTTCATATAATATGTCAGGAAATGCTCAAATTTATATTAATGGAAATGCTGATAATAGTGGGCCAATTGAAAATCCTCAAACAAGTTGGACTACTGGTGATAGATTTATTGGGGATGGTGAAGATTTTTGGGATGGTAGAATTTCTAATCTTTCAATCTGGAATACAGCTTTAACATCTGCACAAGTATCAGAAATTTATAGTGAAGGTATTCCTCAAAATCTCTTAAACCACTCGGCAGTAAGTTCACTTGTGAGCTGGTGGCAGTTAGGTTCTAACACATCTTGGGTAAACCCTTACTGGATATCTTTAGACGAAAAAGGAACTAACAACGGACAAAGCCAAAATGTAGCAGCTCCTAACAATATGGGTGAAAGTGCTATAGTAGATGGTGTTGGTAGCTATGCCAATGGTTTAAGTTTTGGAATGGGTGGAGATGAAGTTATAGGAGATGCACCTTATAGCACAGCAAATTCTCTTAGTGTAAATATGGATGTAGAAGATAGAGTTACAGATACACCAAGTTAAAATTTTAAAATAAATAAAAATGAATAATAGAAGTTATATAGTAATAGATTTAAGCGATACAGACAAAGTGCTTTTTTCTCAAGTAAATCAATCTTCTGCACAAAGTATGAGAAGAAACTTAGCAAACACTCAAGGTTTACTATCTTATAGTGTTACACCAAGTTTTATAAGTGATGGTTCAATAGTGCCTGTAGGAGATGTTATGAACCAAACGGAAGCTCTTGAATTATTAGCAACCTCTGCTTGGAGTGAGCCAATGCCAGAAGAATGAACAATTTAAAAAGTGTAAGAATGGATGACCACAATTTATTATTAGCATTAGCTGGTATTATCTCAGCATTTGGAGTTAAAGAAATATGGGGAATAATAAAGCAAAAGATTGATATAGGAGCTAAAAAAGATGAAAGAGAAGAAAGTTTTTACGTTCAACAAATAAGCGATTTAACAAATAAAATTGGTCAGCTAGAAAAAAAGATTGAAGTTTTAATTGAAGAAAATATACAGCTTAGAGTTAAAGTTGAAAAGATGCAGACTAGATTATTAATGTCTGCAAAAAAAAAAGTAAATAAAAAAAGAGATGAGAAAAGTAAATAAAATTGTAATACATTGTACTGCTACTAGAGAGGGAAACAATGTAAGTCCAGCTACAATAAAACAATGGCATTTGAATCGTGGATTTTCAGATATAGGTTATCATTATATTATTGGTATTGAAGGCAAAATTAATGCAGGAAGACCTGTTTCAAAAATTGGAGCTCATGTTAAGAATGGCAATAGTACTAGCATTGGAATAGCATACACAGGTGGTCTAGATGTGAATGGAAAAGCTAAAGATACAAGAACAGATGCACAAAAAAACTCTCTAATTAAAATACTAAAAACATTAAAAAATATTTATCCTGAGGCAAGTATTCATGGACATAGAGATTATTCTCCTGACAAAGATGGAGATGGAGTTGAGGAACACGAGTTCATGAAGCAATGCCCATGCTTTAATGCTGAACTAGAATACTTAGAATTGCAACCAAAATCTTTTAAACCAAAAACAAAAAAAGCAAAGGATAAATTAAATGGACAAAAATCAGACTGACCTAGAGGACTTAATCAAAAGACTTGAGAAAGTACCTGTACCTGAGAGAACTTGTAATATAGAAGATGAAAATTGCGAAAGCTGTAGTGGATGAAGAAGCTAAAAGATACTAAAATAGGAACATTATTAAAAGAGAAAGCACCTAAAGTCTTAGAGCTTATTGGAGATGTTTTGCCATCTAATGGTACAATGGGAATATTAAAGAATATTATATCTAAAGACCCTGATTTAAGTCCTGAGGAGAAAGAACAACTACATAGGCAGGTTGTTGAAATGTATAAGCTAGAAGTAGAAGATAGAAACTCAGCTAGACAGCGAGAAGTTGAAATGGTTAAAGCTGGTAGTGAAGATTGGATGATGAATTTTACAGGCATTGTAGGTCTAGGAGGGTTTGTATTATTATTAATTGCAATAGTCTTTATTCAAGTTCCTGAACACAACAAAGAATTAATGATACATACTACAGGTATTGTTGAGGGTATTGTATTATCTATTGTTGGATATTACTTCGGTAGCATATCGAAAAAAAGCTCTTAAAAATATTTTTTGTAGATTAGATAAATGAAATCACACAAAAAAAGATGGAAAGATGGTGGTAATCCACGCTACAGACTAAACAAAGATGAGGCAAATCTCATAACAGAATACAGGAGAGCTATTCAAGAATGTGAAGCAGAGGGGTTAGACCCTAAAACTCTACATAGTGGCTGGATTAAGAATAAAAATGCTAGTCTATATTTTAAACAACCTAAACCACAAGAGCAAGATTTTAGAAAGCTATCCAAAGAGCTTGTAGATGACCTCAACAACTACTCCCCAAGCTATCCTAAAATAAAAAGAAGTAAAAAACTAGATGGGCATATGTTTTTTTGTTGCCCTAGTGATTTACACATAGGTAAATTATGTAAATCTTTTGTTAGTGGGGAAGAATATGACTCTCAAATAGCAGTTTTAAGAGCTTTAAGTGGGGTTAATGGTTGCATAGATAAAGCAAAGGGTTTTCCAATAGATAAGGTCTTATTTCTCTTGAGTGGAGATTTGCTTCATGTAGATAATCTTAGTGGTACAACTACAAAAGGAACTAATCAAGATACAGATGGATTGTTTAGTGATAACTTTATTCTAGCAAAAAGGTTAATGGTAGAAATAATTGAAACACTTGTTGGTATAGCAGATGTTCATATTATGTATACACCGGGAAATCATGACCACGTATCAGGTTGGTTGATGGCTCAAGTTTTACAGGCACACTTTAGGAAGAATAAAAACATTACATGGGATATTAGTATGCAGATGCGTAAATATTACAGGTATCATAGCAATTTAATATCCTCAACTCATGGAGATGGTGTTAAACATTCGATACTTCCTATGTTGATGGCTGATGAAAGTGCTGATTGGAGTAGTACAAAGCATAGATATATGTTTACTCAGCATATACATCACAAGGTAACAAGCAAAAACGATTACGTAGGAGTAACGATAGAGTCATTAAGGAGTCCTAGCGAGGCAGATGCATGGCATCATAAAGCTGGTTATGTCAGTTCCAACAATAAAGCAATAGAATCTTTCCTGTTCAGCAAGGATAATGGACAAGTAGCAAGAATAACACATTTATTCTAGCCTTGCTATAGCGAAATTCTAGCCTTTCCGTAGTATATAGATAAGATAAAATAAGATAAATAGTTCGTTTTTTCTTAATAAATTTGTATTTATAAATATAAGTAGTATATTAGCATAACATTAAAAATTAACAAAATGATAGAAGAATACAATTTATACCAACGATTAAAGACAAAATACACAAGTGAATTAAACAGGGTAGCTGTTAAACATCCTGACATAGTTAAAACGTGTAAAGATTTTTTACATAAAAATCACGACATACAAAAATTAACACTAAGAGAAATGTCTACTTTCTTAATAATTATTAGTTCTGTAAAAGATAGACACGATTTAGGGTACATGGACATAATGTACGGAGATGAGTTTTTTATGACATATAAAGAAACTAAAGAAAGAAATGATAAAGCATTAAAAATAGAAATATGATACTAGATAGATACAAACAAAACCTTAGAATTGAGGGCAACAAAGTGATAAGTTACGTAACACACGTTGCCACAATAGAGTATGATGAAAACTACCATAAAACAGGAAACCTTATACAACTAGGGTGGTGGAGTCAAACTACACAGAAACATATAAATTACGTAGCAAGAGAGTTAAACTTAACAATTATAGAAAAATGAATCAAGCAAGAAAAGAAGAAATACAACAAGAATATGATGGCACAGTACAAGTATTCGATGTAATTACAAGTTACGATAATCATGAGATATATTGGTTACATGACGAAGTTGATAATACAAAAATAAATCCTGATGATTTATACATAGATGAATACGTATTCGAGGATGACTGCAGAGAGTTATATTTAGCAGGCATAGAGTTTAAGAATTACGTATTCGAGGATGAGACTATTGAAGAGTGGGAAAAGGAAAAAAGAGATTTGGAGGAGTTATGGTCGTAGAGATAACAGAAGAATACTTCATACAAGCTATGTGGGAAGCATATCCTCATAATTTCTCAACAGATGGATTAAGAGCGATATGGGATTACCTAGAAGAAAAAGACAGTGGAGAGGTATTTACTCCTGAGTTTATAAACGACTATTTCTCAGAGTATAAAATTCATAAATATACTAGATGGGATTTAGAAGAAATTAGAAGTAATCCTGAGTTTATAGTAATTAACGATGAAAATTATATAAAAATAAATATATGAAAGAAAAAGATAGAAAAAGAGCAATTAAACTAGAAGCTGAACTAAAGGAAATATATGGCAACAACAAGCACATATACGTTCATGAAACCCATACAATATGGGAAGATTATGGAGAGCTACATCTAGAGTGTGAACAAGGTACAATAGTATGGAACTTAGAATCATTATACAGAGATATACCAATTATGCTAGAATATTGCATAAAAGAACATCACAAAAAAGAAGAGTTTTTAAAAGATAGGGTATCAGCAGTTTTGAATCCTAGCAAAAAATAAGTATATTTATAAACCTAAATATAAACTAAACAAATATGAGTAGAAGTATAAGTTACACAACAAGAACATTTTATGTACCAGCAGAGAAAATTGATACACTAGTAGAATTTCAAGGCAAGTGCAAGAAAAATGGACATAAGAGTTATTCAGAAGTATTACTTAAATTGATGGAGGACTACAATAAATCATGATACCTTACCCTCATCCCCATAACGAGCAACACCATAACGAGCAAATCAAGGAATGGTGGGCATATGAAACAACAAGCTATCTAGAAGATAGATTGATTAATCTAGTTACAAGGACGAAGTGGAATAGGAGAGTAGTTAAACAGATGATTAAGAATAATGAATTTAGCTCAAACGATAGAGAAGTACATCAACACAGGATGGACAGCTATATAAATGAGTTAGACCAAATTGAAAAACAATTACGCACTATTGGAATGCGATACAATCCCAAACGACTATTAATAATAAAACAATCAATAAAACAAATACAACAATTATGAATATAAAACAATTAGCAGAAAAGTATGAGTTGAAAAAAGATGACTTTTGGCAACACAAACAGTCAGGTAGCTGGATTTTAACCCATGATGCCTGTCAGAAAATAGCAAACAAATCTAACATACAGTTTGGAGCACCTACAGTTTTTAGAGATGACAATAGCAACGTAGCTTTTGTTGGAGATGCAAAACGTGGAAACACAGTAGCATGGTCTACAGGCGAAGCTAGTCCTAAGAATTGCAGAATGGCATACCCATTTGCTATGGCTGAGAAACGACTAAAAGATAGACTGACATTAAAGTTGATAAATGCATACGAGTATGGAATTTATAGTGAAGTAGAGGCAGATTCTTTTAAGAAAGGAAGTGATAAATGAGACCTTTCAGAATAAGATGTTCAGCTATTAACAGTATAATGGCTAAACCTACAGGCAAGAGAATAATATCTGCTGGAGCAGAAACCTATGTCAAGAAATGGTATATAGAAAAAGTCTACAATAGACAACCTTTAATCAAGAGTAAATACATGGATAAAGGTATTGAAGTTGAGGATGATTCTATAGCATACGTTTCTAGCAAAATTAATCTAGGAGATTTATATAAGAATGATGAGTGGTTTGAGAACGACTATATGCATGGAACACCTGATGTTTTAACAGATGACTTTGTTATAGAAATCAAAAACTCTTGGGATTGCTTTAATTTTCCTCTACTAGAAAAAGAAGTACCTAGTAAAGATTACTTCTTGCAAACGCAAGGTTATATGCACTTAACAGGCAGACAAAATGCAATATTGATTTACGTATTGATGGATACTCCTGAACACTTAATTGAAAAAGAATGGAAGTGGAATAACCCACACAATATAGAATATGAGAAATTCTCTCAGAGATACTTATTCAACAACGTAGAAGATAAGTTCAGAATTAAAACCTTTAACATTAAATATGATAAAGAAGTTATTGATACGATTTACGAAAGAGTTGATTCTTGCAGAGAATACATTAATAATATAAACCAATAATTATGAATTTTAAATATGGACAAACAAAGGATTATGATAGATTTAGTATCATGGATTCAAATAGGAAAATCAATCCTAAGAAAGTAGATAAGTTTGTTACTCTCATAAAAGAAAGAGGAGTACAGCAACCAATAATAATTAACACAAGAGGTCAAATAGTAGATGGACAGCATAGATACATGGCTTGTAAGAAACTAGGAGCAATAATACCATACGTAATTTCTAAGAAATGGGAAAGTACAGATGATACAATAGTTCTTCAAGAGGGCAGTAGTTGGACAGCACTTGACCATTGCCACAGTTTAGCACAAAGAGGCGATTATGATTGCCAACAAGCTATGACTTATGCAGATGCGTTTCACAAAGAAAGTAATGCTAGAATGAAACGAATTACAGCACTTGAACTCTTACTACTTGGTAAAGATTATAACGTCTTAAATCGCCTTAAAAATAAGAATTACCAAGTAAATACTCACACAGCTAGTAAGATATTTAATATCATTATGCTCTGTAGTAAATATCCATCAGCAACATCAGTATTTGGTCAGAAAATAGTTAGACCAATTAAAAAGATGTGGTACATAAATGATGGATTAAATGCAAAAGTTATGGAGAAAATGTTTAAATTAAACTACATAAAAGCATTTGCAAAAAACAAAGACCAACTTGAGTATATGACTGACTTATACAATAAATACAATAAAAACAGAAAAAACAAATAACATGGAAAAACCAAAAACTATATATTGTGGTGGTGGAAAAAAGATGAGCAAGGATTGGCTCTCAGTAACATTACACCTAGATAAAGCAAAAGAACACTTCTTCACTTACGAAGGCAAGACTTATGTTAAATTAAACATTAACATCAAGGATGAAGTAGACCAATACGACAAAGATGTATCGGTTAGTGTTAATACATACAAGCCACCTACAGAAGAAAAGGTAGTAGCAAAAACAACAGTTGATGATTCACCTTTCTAATGACTAGCGATTACAAATACAAACACATAATTGGGGATAAGGATAAAGCACTTATCCCTTTTTTGTTAGCACAAGGAAAAAGCATAAAATACATTTGCGAAAAGTATGGACTATCTAAAAGATTTATATCTAACAAATACTATAACATACTTAATTCAAAAAAGAGCAATCTAGGTGCTAAGATGATTCCATACTATGAAGATGAAGATAGTTATGGAAAACAGAACTATACATACAATTATGAAGATTTATCTAAAAGCGAAAAAGATTTATAATTATATCAGAATAATTTATTAATTTAAGAAACAACTATTAAAACAATCACACATGACAGAACTACCATATTACAAATCATTCCCTAGCGAGTGGCTCACAGGCGATATAGCATTTGAGGAGTTTGCAACTAAGGGAGCATTTGCTGATTTAATAGCATACTATTGGAGTAAAGGATGCAAAATAAGTTTAGCACAAATGAAAAGAGTTACAAAGAAACAATGCCAATATATAATAGATTCAGGAGTAGTAAAGATACAAGATGGCATTCCTAGAATTGATTTTCTAGACAAACAATATCAGGCTAGAATTAAACAACACGAAAGAAACGTAGAGAACGGAAGAAAGGGTGGATTTCAAAAAGCTAGAAACCATAATCCTTATTTAAAGTTACAACCTGAGGTACTTAAAAGATTAAAGAATGATTAGTAGCAATAAAGAATCACTAGATTATCTCTTTGATTTTAAAGATGGAAAGATAAAACAAGGACTAGAAATTAATTGTCTGCTAGATAATTATTGGAGATATAAGCAAGGAGAGTTTAACATTATACTAGGACTTGACAACGTAGGAAAAACAGCATGGACACTATGGTACTTAACGACACTATCAATATTACATAAAAAAAGATGGTGCATTTGGAGTGGAGAAAATAGGGTAGGACAATTAAAAAGAGATATTATACAATATTGGAAAGGAGTTAGTTTGAAACACCTAAGTAAAGGAGCTATTGAAAAATGCAACGATATAGTAAATGAACACTTTACATTTATAGACAATAGGCACGTTTATAACCATAAGGAATTACTAGATATATTTAAGGAACAAGAATGCGATGGTGGAATTATAGACCCATATACAGGATTAAATCACGACAGGAGACTTAACCAATTTGACAGGAATTATTATATCTGTAATGATATAAGAGAGTTTTGCAACAAGACTAAAAAAAGTATATTCCTCAGCATACACCCTATGACTGAATCTGCAAGACGAGTATATCCTGATAACTCTCAACTAGCAGGACACATACAGCCACCACGTAAAGCAGATTGTGAGGGTGGACAAGTATTTCCAAACAGGGTAGATAACCTGATGTGCATACATAGATTAACTAGCCACCCACAACTTTGGGATATGACAGAAGTACACGTATATAAGATAAAGGATAAAGAAACAGGAGGTGCACCTACACCCCTTGGCGAGCCATTAAGGTTTGACTATAATCATGGAACAGGTTTTTCTATAGGTGGAGAAAACCCATTACGAATAAAACAATTACAATTATGAGATACAAATATGAAGATATAAAAACGTTCATGGAATACACATCATGGACAGATGAGAAGAAAATAGATAAACTTCTAGAAATAGATTGCAGTTTATATTGCAGTTTAGGTTCTGATTCAAAACAATACGAAAGAGATGAGGTGAGGAGAAAAAGTATTGATATTTACAGGACTATAAAAACACTAGACAGGAAACTAGGAGATGAATTTTTACTAACAATGGATTTAAAACAATGAGAGATATAGATTTTATACAAGCAAAGAACAGTTTAGAAATTGCGATTTACGACATACAAAACAAGTACGAGGGTAAAGATATACCTATGAAAGCAGAACGCACCTTAAACGGCTTAATATTAGCATTTAGGGTACTAATGGCACAAGATAATGATATAGAAATTTTGAAAAAACAAATATTATCCATAAAATTACAGAATATTAATGCCTACAAAGAAACAGCACAACTAAAAAAACGAGTAAGCAAGATATTATGAACACACTAATTATTTGGATAACGATTTCACATTTATGTACATTCATACTTGGGATAATTACTAGCTTAGCAATTGAAAAAATTACCAAAAAATAGAACTTTAAATGAGTACAGACAAGTTAAGGACTCAAGCTATACAAGTCCTGATTATTATACTACTAATGGTATTGCTTTTTTGTGTGACATATATCCAAACGATGAAGATTTAGGAGCTGTTATTAGGCGAACATTTAGCCAACATGTTAAACGCAAATAAGAAAGGTAAAAGGTTTGAACTTAAAATTGCAAAAGATTTAGCTAGCAAGTTTAATACAAATATTAGAAGGACACCTAATAGTGGTGGTCTTTCTATTAAAGGAGACATTCTAACTACATCAGGAATATTATCAGAATATTCTTGGGAATGCAAAAATCAAGAAAAATTAAATATTTGGAAAGCTCTAGAGCAGAGTAAGGGAGATGCAAGAGGAACATTAAAAACTCCTGTAGTTGTATTTACAAAAAACTTTGAGGATGATTATATAGCTTTAAGGTATGATGACTTTGTTAATTTATTACTAGAATTAAATGAGTTTAGAAACGGATAGCTTCCTACATATACTCGTTAAGAATGAAAAAATTTGGTTAGAAATGTGTAATGAAATAACTAGAACATCCAAAATACCTTCAAGAGACCTCTTGCATGATTTTTATGTAGTATTGCACAGTAAAATTTACAACGGAAAAATAAAGATTTCAGATATAATGCATAACGATTCTGTAAATAAATCGTTTGTATATAGAATGTTGAAGAACATTTTCCTTGACACAATAAGAAAAGACAAAGATATTTTCCTAGATAAAGAGATGAAAAGAATGTTAGTAGCAGACAATGAGCCATATATAGATTATGATAAAATAATAGATGATATTGTAAATGAGTTTTATTGGTTTGATAGAAAGCTATTTAATCTATACAGAAAGAAATTTCACAGTATAAGAAAGCTATCAAAGGCAACAAACATTTCTCATGTCGTTGTTTGGAAAACGATAAACAATTGTATGAAAGTGATAAAAAAAAAGATTAATGAAAAGTAAAGGTCTAGGAGACAGCATAGAAAAGGTTACAAAAGCCACAGGAATTAAACAAGCTACGGATTGGATATTTGATAAATTAGGAAAAGATTGTGGATGCGATACAAGAAAAGAAAAGCTCAACAAAATATTTCCTTACAAGAATATTGAATGTTTAAATGAAGCTGAGTATGAATACTTGCTAGGGTTTTTTAATCAACAAAAGAATGTTGTTAATATAGATGAGCAGAAAACATTGGTCAAGATACATAATAGAGTTTTTAAAACAAACAAGGAAACATCTAGTTGTGGAAGTTGTGTTAAAGGATTAGTAAACACCATGAAAAAATTATTTGATGAATATGAATATGAAAAAGAAGTTAAAGAAAATAGAAAGCAAACTGATTAAATTTTTTAAAGATGAAGATAGAGTACATAAAAATAAACAAGATAAAGAGCAATCCGAACAATCCGAGAGTAATCAAGGATGACAAATTCTATAGACTTGTAGAATCAATAAATGAGTTCCCTTTAATGCTAGAAGCTAGACCTATTGTAGTGAATGATGACATGATGGTTTTAGGTGGTAATATGAGATTAAAAGCGTGTAAAGAATCACAATGGAAAGAAGTGCCTGTAATAAAAGCATCTGACTTCTCAGAAGAACAACAAAGAGAATTTGCTATAAAAGATAACAATAGTTTTGGAGATTGGGATTGGGATGCTTTAGCTAATAGCTGGGATGCAGATGATTTAAAAAATTGGGGATTAGATGTTTGGCAACCTGAGGAATCAATAGATTTTAATCCTGAATTAAATCCTACTACAAACTACGATGAAGTTACTAAAGAAGAAATCACTAGACAAGCTGAGGAGATGGCTCAAGAGATAGCAAAAAGAATGGTAAGTGCTGACAAGAAACAGCAAGATGCAATTTGTCCTAAGTGTTATCATGAGTTTAAATTACAAATGTGATTAAAAAAGAATGGCTTTTTATGGATGATATTACAAAAGAACAAGTGGATAAACTTCTAGATAAAGCAGAGTTTAAGTTCGCTAAAACTATGCCTGAGAATCCTCACTCCTACACTAGATTACATGCTAATTGGAAAGGTAAGGAAAAAGAATGGTTTGATGTAGTTAGATTTATGTGGGATAATTCTGTTTCTGAGCATTGGAAATATAATAAATACTACAACTATTATTATGCTAATGGTTACAAGTATTGGATAATGGATGAATCAATAGAAAAAACAGACTTAATAAATAGAGTAGAGATATGAAATACACAACAACAAATAAATCAATAGAAAAGGTAGATATAAATTATCTTTTAAAAGGAGAAAAAGCTAGAATATTTTATAGCGACCCACCATGGAGTGATGGTAATCTAAAGTATTGGAATACTATGCGTAACAAAATGAGTGGAACAAAAGAAGAAAAGGTTGTAACACTTGAAGAAATGACCTTAGCAATACAAAACATAATAAAGAATCATGTAGATGGATATGTTATTCTAGAAACAGGAAAAGCAGCCTTAGAATTTCAGAAAGAATTATTATCAAAAGTAGTTCATAATATAAAAGTTTATGATGTGTTTTATAAATCAGGAAGCAAATGGTTGCCAAATGTTGTAATTGTTGGTGTTACAAATCCATCTTATAATTTCAATGTTAATCTAACAGGCATACAATGTGATGGTTTTATATTGCCTGATAAAGTATTTAGTGAAATAGCAAAAGAAAATGATTTAGTAATAGACCCTTTCATGGGTTTATGCAATACAGGGAAAGCTTGTATGAAGCATAAATTAAGATTTGCAGGTAATGAGTTTAATAAAGTTAGATACGATAAAGCAATAAATAATATTAATCAATCAATAAAGAGATATGCTAGAACATAAACATTTAATATTAAAAGGAAAAATGTCTAAAACAGTAGACGTTAATAGAGTAGATGAGTGGCTGAAAGCCCTGGTGAATTTGCTGGACATGGAACTAATAAAAGAGTTCCCAAATAATCCTAGTGTTGCATATATAGATGGAGAAAATGGTGGAGTTACAGGATGTGCTTTAATCACTACTTCTCATATTGTTTTACACACATGGAATAATTCTTTAGATTTTCAACTAGACGTTTATTCATGTAAAGAATATAATCCTGAGGAAGTAATAATCCATTGTACGAAACTTGGATTTGATGTTGATGCAAAAAAATTCTTTGATAGAAAATACGACATTATAGATGAAGATATATAAAGAAGATAATGTTGTAGTAGCTGCTGAAAAAAGAGTAGAAAGATTATTCAATGAGTTTCCAAATGTAATCGTTTCATTCTCAGGTGGAAAAGATAGCACAGTTACTCTAGCTGTAGCATATAAAGTTGCTAAGAAACTAAATAGATTACCATTGAAAGTGATGTGGCTAGACCAAGAAGCTGAGTGGCAATCAACAGTAGATTACGTAGAGAGAGTATTTGCTAATCCAGACTTTGAGCCGATATGGTTTCAAATGCAAATGAAGTGGAACAACAATTTATCTAGCGATAGCAAACATATTATTTTGTGGGAAGATGGAGTAAAACACATTAGAGAAAAATCTCCTATATCTATAAAAGAGAATAAGTATCTAGACTTTGGATTTAACGAAATGTTCAATAGAATATTACAAGTAGATTATCCTGATACTAAAACTTGTTACCTTGCTGGTGTTAGAGCTGAGGAAGCACCAAAGAGATTAATGTCCTTGACAGGAGCATTTTCATATAAAGATATAACATGGGCAAAGAAGATTACTCCTGATTTACATTATACATTCTATCCTATCTATGATTGGAGCTATACTGATATTTGGAAATACATCAATGAGCAAGAGCTAGACTACAATATATTATATAATGAGCTATATCGTAAAGGAGCAAGTTTAAAAGAAATGAGAGTTTCTAGTGTGCATCATGAAACATCTATTAAAGCATTACTTCAAGTTCAGGAGATTGAGCCTGAAACATGGGCAAAGATTACAGAAAGACATAATGGTATTAATACAGTAAAACACCTAAAGAAAGACTTCTATAAATGTCCTGATGAATTGCCTTATATGTTTGAAACATGGAAAGATTATGCTATGCACCTAGCAAAGAATCTAATTACAGAAGAAGAAAATTACGAATTAATACTCAAAAAACTAGACACATATAGCTATCTAGATAATGATATAACAGGAACAAGATATTGGGGTGTTATTATAAATACTATACTATCTCATGATATGGACTTTACAAAGCTAGGCAACTTTCTAGTTGGTGCAGAAGTTGATACGTTTAGGAGAATGCATAAAAATCCTAATGGGGATATGGATAAATATAAATGGATACCCTCTATGTTAAAGAGCAATAGATATTTAACAGGAGAACAAAAATTAAAATTAGCAAAATACTTTCAAGATGGAAAACATAAAAGAACTAATAAGTAAAGAATATAATAATGCAGACAACAAGATAAAATTTGTTGAGGATTTAAGGAAATATATTCATGAAGAACTATCTACGATAAAACAGCCTATTGATTATGTAAGATGGGTTTCTATTGGAGAGGTAGAGCCAAACGACTATAATCCAAATTCTGTAGCAAAAGTAGAAATGGGGTTACTCTATAAGTCAATTAAACATGATGGATATACACAACCTATTGTAACAATATATGATGAGGAAAAAAAGAAGTATGTAATAGTAGATGGTTTTCATAGATACTTTACTGCCTTTCAAAACAAAGATATAGCAAACAGAAACAAAGGTAAGTTGCCAATAGTTGTAATAGAGAAAGATATAAACGAGAGAATGGCTGCAACAGTCAGGCACAATAGAGCAAGAGGCGAACACTCAGTATCAGGAATGTCTAGTATGGTTTTTGATATGCTAGAAAATGGATGGAGTGAAGAAGATATATGTAATCATTTAGGAATGGAAAGTGAGGAGATACTGAAACTAAAACACATAACAGGATTCAGTAAGTTGTTTGAAGATATAGACTACAGACAATCATGGGAAACAAAGAAAATGCTCAGAATGAAAAAAGAGTATAACGAAAAAAATACAGAGAAAATACAGTGAGGATATGGCGAACAATGGCAATTTAAAACCTTTTAAAAAAGGGCAAAGTGGTAACCCTAATGGTAGACCTAAGGGAAGTAAAAATCGTAGCACTATAGCAAACAAATGGCTAGATGTCAGGAGAAAGCAAAAGAATCCAATAACAGGCGAACTTGAGTGGATGACTTTAGAAGATAGTATGACTTTAGCTATTCTTAGAAAAGGATTAGAAGGAGATGTACCAGCATATAGAGCATATATGGATTCTGCTTATGGTACTGCAAAAGACACTTTAGATATTACAAGTGAGGGTAGTGGTTTTAACTTCAATGAAGTAATGAAAAAACTAGCTGAGGATGGGGATACTGAATCCTAAGTTCAATATATTACATAACGATACTAGATATTTTCTATTAACAGGTGGTAGAGGCTCAGGTAAATCTTATGGAGTAGCTATCAATATTCTGTTCTTGACATTTGACCTAGAGTTTCAACACAAAATACTCTTTACTAGATATACTCTATCCTCAGCACATTTATCTATCATACCTGAATTTATAGAGAAGATAGAAATAATGGGATGGCAGAACTTATTCCATATTACAAAGAGT